AGATCTAGGTCAATTCACTAACGCACCAGAGATGGCACAGTTTCTAGAAGATTGTGATATGGAAGGCAGGAGTTGGGAATCATTTATGAGGGACGTCAATCTTATGAGCACGGTGTATGGACACTGTGTTGTGATGGTGGACAGACCCGACACAGTTGTGGGAACCCGTGCTGACGAACTAGAGCAAGGCATCAGGCCATACGCCACGCTATACACACCGGAGAACGTTTTGAATTGGAACTTCGTTAGAATGCCAAACGGACACTACGAATGTGAATTCATTCAACTGTTAGAGAAAGAAGACAAGACATACAGAGCAGACACGAATTACTACTTGCGGACTTGGACCAAAGACGAAGTCATACTTGAGGCATACAACCCCAACAAGAAGTCAGCACTGGAAGAGATAGAACGAAAACCAAACCCAATTGGTGTTGTGCCAGCCATATGGTGCTATGCGGCGAGATCACCAATCAAGGGCATAGGTGTCTCGGACATAGGAGACATAGCGGACGTCCAGAACAGCATCTATCAAGAACTATCAGAGATAGAACAATTGATACGTTTGACAAACCACCCAACGTTGGTCAAAACACCAGACGTCCAGGCTTCAGCGGGTGCTGGTAGCATAATCACAATACCCAACGAGACTGACGCCGGACTAAAACCCTATATTTTACAGCCAAGCGGCACTAACCTAGAAGCCATATTGAAAAGCATAGACAACAAGGTCAAGTCAATTGACAGGATGGCACATATGGGTGCGATCCGAGCCATAGAGACTAGGCAGATGAGTGGCGTGGCTATGATGTCAGAGTTCTTGTTGTTAGACGCGAAACTGTGTGAGAAGGCCAAGCAGTTAGAATTGTTTGAGGAGAACTTCTTCAGACATTGGGCCAAATGGCAGGGACAGGAGTTCACTGGTCAGATCAAATACCCAATGGCGTTCCACATCAGAGACAAGAATCTTGATATGGACCTATTACAGAAAGCGGCCGTGATACAGAGGGACAGCGCCACAGCATCAGCAGACGTCAAGGCACTGCTTGATCAAAAAATTAAAGAATTACTTGCTAAAGATGAGGACGAATTCAACGAGATGATGGCCAACAAGCCAGCAGAGATGACTCATCCGCCAATACAGAATGTGGATCAAATGATAGCACACCTACGAGAAATGATTTCAGAGGGCTATACGGATGAACAGATCAAACAACTACACCCGGAGTTAGGCAATGGCGAAGTATCAAGGCAAGACGGTCAAACTTAACAGACCTTTCAGGACACCAGGACAGAGCAAGAAGTTCGCCGTTTACGTGCGATCAAAGAGCACGGGCAACGTCAAGAAGGTGAGATTTGGTGATCCCAATATGCGTATCAAAAAGAACAACCCGGCGAGGCAGAAGAGTTTCTTGGCACGTATGGGAGGTGTGTTGAAGTCAGTGAGGGGACAGAAGAATTTGAGCCCTGCGTATTGGGCCATACGTTCTTGGAGGAAAGGATTTAAAACGTGATAGACAGATTTATAGAGAAGTTCTTTGGCGCCATAGACTGGCTGGCAGAGCAGATTGAAAAGTGGTTCACTAAATGGATTGGTTGAATCTAGATGGATTACAGATTCACGGCAATACTGATCATATTGTTCATCTTGATGGTAATCTTTCTAGAGCCGGCATACATACCCAACACTAAATGAGCATAAGAAGAATATACAGAGAACCAGTTGAAACTAGCAGGCATCTACAATTGAAGCAGGCCTGCCTAGACTACTTCACTGCGTATGAGAAGTTGATGAAACGACCATCAAGGAAGTTCGCTCTACAGGCGAGAAGGGCACTGCTCAAGATGAAGAAAGTGATAAAATTCAGAAGGCAAGAACTAATGACATTGTATAGCGATGTCCAGAACATAGGGAGGGAACCATTGTATGGCGTTCACGACAAACACAGCAGGAGCGTTAATAGGAAAATCAACAAGAAAACCAACAATAAAGAAGAGGAGGAGTCTTATGCCAGGAACTAGGAGCGGTAGAAGAAAACCAGCCAAAACGTCTATGACAAGAAAAGGCAAGAAGAAAAGTGGCCGTAGGAAGTAAAGACATTGAAGCGTGGATTAGAGGACAGATTGTTAAGACAAATAAGAAAGTTGGAAAAGCAATCTGTCCGGCTGCGGCTAGAGTTATCAAGAAACATTCGTATCAGATCACGATGGCACAGGACGATGTGTTGGCTCAAATTGATCAGTGTTGTGGTCTTTTTGGCGTTTTTGGCTTTGATATCGTTATCATATATTTCAACAAGCGGGTGAGCGAGAAAAGGCTCTCCAACATCTGTCAGCAGGCACACGAGAGCAACCCACATTTCGCCGTGATGTATGATCATCCCAGCAACGACGGCAAGCACAAGGGTGTGAGTTTCAGTTTTGGTAAAGCACCCCTCATAATGATTCAGGACCTAGAACAACTGAAGAAGTTCCAGAAGATCTATCAGCAACAGGGCTGGTATGATGCTTGGGGCATTAAAGATTACGATCAGTTCTATTAGCAATAAATAAACGCATACGGGCTATACTACCCGAGAAAACAACAGGAGGACACGATGAGTCAAGAAACATCGGATTTGAATACGGCGACTGCTACTGCGGCACAGCCCGAACAAACAAAAAATACCCCATCGCAGGTAGAAGCGGCAGATCAACCCGCAAAGACATACACACAAGAAGACGTTGACAACATTATGGCCAAAGTCAAACACACGACTGAAGCGAAAGTGTTGAAGAAGTTTGATGGTGTGGACGTTGAGACCTACAAGACTTTGCTTGAAAAAGAGGAGCAATCCAGATTAGAAGAGCAGAAGAAAAAAGGTGAGTTTGAAACGATACTAAAAGAGCAAGCCGAGAAGGCCCAAACTAGGATTCAAACATTGACTGATGAGTTGTCATCTATCAAGATTGACGGTGCGTTGCTGAATTCAGCGAGTAAGCACAAGGCAATCAACCCTGAACAAGTCGTTAGACTTGTGAGAGAACAGGTGAAGATGACTGACACAGGTTCAGTTGAAGTTGTGGACCCGGTATCAAAACAGACACGATACACTGACAAAGGTGAGTTGCTATCACCCGATGGGCTTATTGAAGAATTTCTTCAGGGTAATGCTCATTTCGTAGCGGCGGGCCCAGCAGGTAGCGGATCTAAATCAAACACATCTACTGAAGGTGCTAACAAGGTTGATATAAACAAATTGGATCTTAATGATCCAGAACAATTTGCTTTATACAAGAAGTTGAGACACGAAGTCTACAAACCCAAAATATAAAGCACTAACAGGAGAAAATAGTAATGGCACAACCAGAACTACAAACAGCGGACTCCCAATTATATACAAATATATTACAGGAAGCCGTATTCACAGCCAGCGAGAAATCAATCGCAGGTTCAGTGTTTAACGTTTACGATATGACTGGAACAGCGGGCTTAACTGCTCAAATCCCAGTGTATCCAGAAATTTCAGCAAGTGCTCCGGCACAAACTGCTGACGTTTCAGAATCAGCGGTATCAGTTTCACAAGTTGATATCACAGCATCAGAGATCGCGGCTAGAGTTGACGTATCTGACTTATTGACAGAGTCAACATCTAGAAATATGGGATCTGATGTGGGTGTGATGATAGGTGGAGCATTAGCGGAAAAAATTGACGCCGATGCTTTCGCTTTATTCACACAAGCGAATCTATCACAGATCGTTGGTGATGCGGCAGTTGAACTTACACCAGACACAATCTTAAAAGCAGTCTATGAGTTAAGAGGCAACTCTGCGCCCACTGACGCTGACGGAGATTACTTCTGTGTATTACACCCGAAACAAGCATACAACATCGCGAAAGTTTTAACTAACGCGGGTTATGCGGCTTCAGGTGCGGCAGGTGCGTTATCAAACGTTGGTAATTCTTTATTATCATCAAGTGCTTTTGTTGGAAAAATCTACAACGTGAAGATGTTCCAATCAACGGCGATTGGTGCTGATTCAGTAGCCACAGGTGCTTTAGGTGCTGTATTCAGCCCACAAGCATTTGGACACGTTGTGAAAAGACCAATCAGACTAGAGACCCAAAGGGACGCTTCTAGAAGATTGACGGAATACATCGGAACAACAGC